TCGCTACGCAACAGCAGCTTCCTACCGCCTGAATAGCATCAACTTGGCGACTAACGGACAGATCGGAACCGAGGACACAACTGCGACAATTCCAACGCCGGATCGCATGTTTATTGGTCAAAATTTTGCCAGTACGCAACAAGCCGGCGGCACCATAAAACGCCTCACCTTCTGGCCCCAGCGCCTCCCCAACAGCACTTTGCAGGCAATCACGCTATGACCCACTACATCCGCTTCCCCGACGAATCCACCGGCATGGCTGCCTTGGATGCTGCTGGTCTTCTTTACACCGACGAGGAAGGTGCCACGCATCCCCTCACCGCCAGCCACACCCACGCCCTGGATGTGATCGGCCCCATCTACACAGGTGGCACCTTTGACCCCGACACCGGCGAGGTGCTTACCCCACCCGTGCTGCTGAGCGGCTGGCACGTCAACTACATCGGTGAGTTGCCTGAGGGGTGGGACGCCTACGTCGTCACGCCTGAGCAGCCAGTAAGGGTGTTTGCATAATAGTTATTGGCAGCACCTACATACATTTTGAAACTGATTAATCATGGCTACTAGCGCATTTAACAAGTTCAACAGCTTCACCGAAGCTCTTGCTGAGAAGGTCCACAACCTCGGATCTGACACCCTTGAGGTGGCCCTGACCAACACTCTTCCGGTGGCGGGCAACACGGTGCTGGCAAACATCACTCAGATCTCCTACACCTTCCTCAATGCTCGTACCGTTACGGTGAGTGGCAGTGCTCAAACGAGTGGGGTCTATAAGCTCACCATCACGGACAAGACTCTCACCTCGACAGGAGGTTCTACTGGTCCGTTCCGGTATGTGGTGCTGTTCAACCAGACCGCAACCAACGACGAGCTGATTGGTTGGTATGATTATGGTAGTTCCATTACCCTTGGCGATGGAGAATCACTTCTTCTCAACTTTGATGATGCCGCTGGTGTTCTGACGATTACCTGATACTATGACTTGCGATCTTTTTCTCATTAAGGGAAACGTTATTGAGAACATCATTTGCATTGAAAGCAAGGAACTAGCAGAGGAATTGTTTCCTGGGTACCAACTGATTGAACGCACAGACGACAACAAACAGTTCAATCCTGGAGACACAATGCCATGATTCTTCTTACTTCAACATCTGATGTAATTGAGGTTATCACTGGTTCTGCTGGTACGGTTACGGTTCATGCGTCCTACGTGGACAATGCCTCTGGAACGTTTACACCTGGCAGAACCAACACCTCCATCGTCACCGCAGCCACTACTACGGTTGTACCTGCTCCTGGTGCCAGTGTTCAGCGTAACCTGCGAACAATGGTTATTGCCAATACCAGCACAACTGTTACGAATGTCATTGATATTCGACACAACAACGGTACGACTATTTCTGAGCTGTGGAATGGCACCCTTCTTCCTGGAGAATCGGTAGGTCTGACGCAGGAAGGCGAATTTCGTGCGTACTCGTCCGGCGGTATTCAGAAAACGGGCACCTTTGTTGGTCCTGTTGATGTCCAAATCTTCACGTCAACCGGCACCTGGACAAAGCCAACCAGCTTCACTCCAAGGGTGCTCAGCCTTGAAATGTATGGTGCTGGCGGTGGTGGAGGTGGTGGTGCTAGCTTGGCCACTGCCGTTGTTGCAAAGGGCGGTGGTGGCGGTGGTGGCGGATCCTACATCAACCACACCTTTTCTGCTTCTGATGTTGGTGCCACGGTAACGGTTACTATTGGCTCATCTGGCGCCGCTGGTGCTGCCGGTGCTGCCGGTGCGGCTGGTGGTGATGGAGGTATCGGTGGTAACACTACGTTTGGGTCGTTCTTCACTGCCTACGGTGGTGGCGGCGGGCGTGGCGGTGCCATCTCGGCTGCTGCAACAGGCGGTGGTGGAGGTGGTGGTAAGGCTGGTGCTGGCGGTACCGGTAGTACTTCTGGCGGTGGTGGTGGCCTACCTACGGCAGCTACCAACGCAATTGGCGGCCAAGGTGTAACTGGTTCTGCCGCTGTCTCTACTACTAACTGTGCTGAAGACGGAGGGGGCGGCGGTGCTGGCGAAGCAGCTACTCCAGTCGGTAATTCTAACGGAGGCGGATCCATCAATGGTGGTGGTGGTGGCGGATCAGGTGGTGGCCACACGGCAACTCCTGCTGTCACGGCTCCTGGCGCTGGAGGTCGAACCAACGTCTATACATCTGGCGGTGGCGCTGCTGCTGGCACGTCTGGTCCTGCCCCTACTGCCGGTACAGCTGGTGCTGCCTGCTCATCCATCGGTGGTGGTGGCGGAGGAGGCGGTGGCGGATCTACCGTCCAAGCTTCTACTGCTGGTGCTGCTGGTGGTGCTGGTGGCCTTGGTGGAGGCGGTGGCGGTGGCGGGGGTGTCGGTATGAACCCCGGTCTCGGCGGTGCTGGTGGCCTTGGTGGCACTGGTTGGTGTATCGTTTACTCCTGGTAAGGGGAGGAACGATGAGTGCCGATTTTACCAGTATGGTTTGATGATCCGTTAGAAGACTATAGTCCGATAGGGCAGTGGTTCGACGAGCAGTTCGATGCCGCTGCTGGTCCAACTGTTTATCCGCTAGATGTTACGGTTGGAACGTTTACTCTTGCTGGAACAAGCACTGTCCTTCGGGCCTCCCTAACTCTTGTTAGTACTGTTGGTACGTTCTCTATTGCGGGAACAACCACAATACTATCGAAGCAGTTTACCTTGGGCACAACCCTTGGGACATTTGCCCTTAGTGGTACCAGCAGCCTTCTTCAAAAGGCGTCAAGGTTGGATGTAACAGCAGGAACGTACTCTGTTGTTGGTAATAATCTAATCCTGAGCCCTTTTGCTGTCCTCAACGTAAATGCTGGGTCATTTGCCTGGACAGGAACTTCAGCCATTCTTGGAAGGCAGTCTGCCCTAAATGTTACAACTGGATCCTTTACGGTTGGCTTGTCCACCCTTTCCAGTAACCTCTTCTTCATCCTTAATGGCCTCAATACTTCCTACAATCTTGGTAGCAGCAGTACATCGCTACTATTGACACGGCGTATTGACGGTTCAGTGCTGAATTTGTCTCTATTCCAGATACCTGCCGAGGTTATTCGCAGGTTCCCACTGAATCTCCAGCCTTCAACCTTCAACCTTCAGGGCACAGGTCTAGATTATTTCGCTACCAGGACACTCAACGCCGGTAGCTTGGAATTGTTGGTATATGTTCAAACAAGGGACATTGTTTACCGCCCAAATCGACAACCATTTGTGCCCACACCGGTCCCTAGAGGTCGAAATGAGTGGATTTTGGGCAAATTTACATCAGGAGGAAAGGGCTCCTTTAGAGTATGACACGCGCAACCGAAGATCAGTTCAATGAACTGCATGGATTGGTCACTAACGAGCTGATCAGCCGCATCAAAGGGGGTCTTGCAACGACGCAGGACCTCAAAGCAGCCGCCGATTGGCTGTCCAAGAACAACATTACTGGATTGGCCACGATGGGTTCTCCCCTGTCGGCACTTTTTGATTCCCTAGAATTGGAAATGGAGGACCTCGAACGTGCAATCCGGTAATAATGGGGATGGTCTCCAAGAAACAGTTCGAAATCTGATTGCCACAGCGGCCCTTGGGTTGTTTGGATGGCATCTCGTGACCCTCCACAATATCGCTAAGTCGGTGGATGTGTTGGTCAATCGAGCCGACGCAGCCAACCAACGCTTGGAACGCCTGGAAACCTACGTCTTTGTAGAAGATGGCCCCAGCAAAAAGTAAGTCCGCCAAGTATTACGCAGCCAATCCTGAGGCAGCAGCTAAGAAGGCGGCCTATCAACGAAAACTGAATAAGAAACCTTCCGTCAAAAATGCCTCGGAGGAGCGGTGGACGGAACGACGGAAGCGAGGAATTGCTGGGAAGGGTGGCAAAGACCTCTCCCACACAAGAGACGGGCGTATGGTTCTCGAAAGCCCAAAACGGAACCGCGCCCGGAATGGACACAACGGCAAATCCACTAAGAAGTAACCCACACAGGATCAATGATTCTGGAAGCCCCTTCTGACTACCTCTTCCACCTAAAAGCCATGACTAGCGCAGAGGCAAAACGTCAATGGAGATCAGCCATTAAGGATCATTGGGACAACCAATGTGTCTACTGTGGCTCTTCTGACAATTTGACGCTAGATCATGTCCATCCAAAGACCCACGGCGGGCACGACACCCTAAAGAATGTTGTGCCTGCTTGCCGCAGTTGTAACCAGTCTAAAGGTTCGAACCACTGGTTAGCGTGGTGGGTCGGTCAAGACTTCTTTGACCACAAAAACTTCTCCAGGGTTCTGTCCTGGACTACCGGTTAGTACTAACTTAATTCTTTTTAGGTAAATCAAATGGCTACTCTTCCCGCAGGCGGTTCCAGCTACGGCAACATCTCGACGGCTCCTGGTCGTCAGGACGAGGACGAACTCAAGAACCGGACGCACACCACTGTTAACGTGTCGGGTGGTGTGACCACGACGACCACCGTTCCCGCTACCTTCGCTACCACCGCCACGACCGTTGCTGTTAACGGCACCGTTGCTGCCTGTAAGACCGCAATCCGTACTGTTCGTCGGGCCGATCGTATTCCCTCCTCGAACAACGCAAACAAGACCGGGCGTGTGACCCGCGTTGATGTGGTTCAGGGCCGTATCCTGACCCTTGACACCCGTGTTGGTGGTACGCTTTACACCAACGGCACCTACAACGGTGTGGCCCTGACGGGTGGTACCGGTACTGGCGCAACCGCAAACATCGTTGTGTCGGGTGGTGCCGTGACGGCTGTAACCCTCGTCAGCGGTGGCTCTGGCTACGACGTGACCGAAATCCTGAGCGCAGCAGCGGCTACTATTGGTGGCACCGGCTCTGGCTTCTCCATCCGCGTGGCAACCACCACCGGTCCCATCAACGCCTGAAGTATCACTTAAGATGGCGAAAGTTACCTCTTCTCGAAATCGCTCCACCCGTTCGGCCAGCAAGCCCCCAACCACGGGTCAGAATCCTGGCCGAGCCAATCGCCAGTCCATCAGTCAGGCAAAGGTTACCACCTCTCAACAGCGCAGTAACCGCATGAAGACCAGCACTGCAAAGGTTACCTCTGCCTCTAATGGTAAGCCTAGTGGTGCTGGTTCCGCCAAGGTGACGACTGGACAAGGCAAGGCACCTGGCACCCTATCTTCCAGCGCCCAGGCCAAGGCCGAAGCACGAGGCAAGCAGGCCGTAAAGGATGCTCAGGTTAAGCGCAATGCCCGTTCCGCCATGAAGAACATGGAGGGCACGCTTAAGGCTGCTCGCACCGCCCGCAATGTTGCCAGCGCTGTTGCCGGTGCCAGTCGTGGTGGTGCTGCTGCTGCGGGCCTTCAGGCCTACAACACTGGCGACTCCACCCTCAAGACTGCCCTCAAGCGGGGCGACTATAAGCCCAAGCAGGGTCCCACCCAAAAGACCACCACAGGCTCTTTCAACAAGAAGTCCTTTGGTGAGGCATTCAAGGCTGCTCGTAGTTCCGGCGCCAAAGAATTTAGCTGGCGTGGTAAGCGCTACAATACCAAGAAGAAGGGCGAGTGATCATGCCCCTTTCTCGTGGATCTTCAAAGAAGACCGTCTCCAAGAACATCTCCAAGATGGTGAAGGAGGGTCGTCCCCAAAAGCAGGCCATTGCGATTGCCCTCAGTAAGGCTGGCAAGAGCCGCAAGCGTAAATAGCCATTATCGGGGTCTAGGAGCTTCTCCTTGGCCCCTTTATCCCCTTACAGGTACATTCTATCGTGGATCAAAAAACAGCGGCCTTAGAGGAGCGTCTACGGGCTAGTTTCCCTTTGTTCCTGTCTCTTGTATGGAAGTCGCTAGACCTGCCTCGTCCAACAAGAGCACAGATCGCCATTGCGGATTATCTTCAAGGCGGCCCAAAGCGTCTCCAGATCCAAGCATTTCGGGGACTAGGAAAGAGCTGGATTGCTGCTGCCTTTACCCTGTGGATCCTGTTTCGGGACCGCGACAAGAAGATCATGGTGGTGTCGGCCAGCAAGCAACGTGCCGACGACTTCACCATCTTCTGCCAAAAGTGCCTCATTGAAATCCCCTGGCTCAACCACCTGACTCCACAGGACGATGACCAACGCTGGAGTCGTGTGTCCTTTGATGTGCGTGGGTGTAGGCCTGCTCAGTCACCATCCGTTAAATCGGTCGGCATCACTGGCCAGCTTACCGGTTCTCGTGCCGACCTGATCATCTTTGATGACGTGGAAGTCCCAAGCAACTCCGCTACCGACCTCATGCGAGAGAAGCTGCTTCAGCTCGTGACGGAGGGTGAGTCCGTGCTGACCCCTAAGCAGGACAGCCGTATCGTGTTTCTTGGAACACCGCAGACTACCTTCACCATCTACCGGACGCTGCGGGAACGCAACTACCAACCAATGGTCTGGCCTGCTCGCTATCCAAAGTCCCTTGTCGGATACGAGGACGTGCTGGCCAAGGACCTCCAAGACGACATCAACCGCGAGGGACTGGACAAACTTTCCTGGACTCCAACCGACACCCGCTTCTCCGAGATCAACCTTCTGGAGCGAGAACAAAGCATGAGCCGAAGCAACTTTATGCTTCAGTTTATGCTGGATACCAGCCTGAGTGACGCCCTCAAGTTCCCCCTAAAGCTCAGTGACTTCTCCGTGCTGCCACTAGACCCACAAAAGGGACCATCGGATGTGATCTGGGGTTCTGACAAGGAGACCCTTCTCGATCTTCCCGCCGTTGCCCTTCCTGGTGATCGGTGGCATAGGCCAAAGGCTGTCTCAGAATACATCCCCTGGAACGACACCATCACGGCAGTTGACCCCTCCGGTAGGGGCAAGGACGAGACTGTCTCCATCATCCTGTCACAGATCAACGGCTACCTCTTCATCCGAGACATCTTTGCCACACAGGATGGGTACTCCGACACAACCCTAAGGGAGATCCTTAGACGCAGCCGCCAATACGGCAGTAAAATGTGTCTCATCGAATCCAACTTTGGTGACGGGGCCATCATGGAACTCCTAAAAAAGCACGCCCAAGAAATGAAGGTTGGGATGGCGTTTGAGGAGTCACGCGCCACCACAAGAAAGGAAGACCGCATCATCGATACCCTTGAGCCGGTCCTCAATCAGCATCGACTGATCATTGACCAACGCCTCATCGACTGGGACTACCGCAGCAACCCCGAGCAGGCACCCGAAGAACGCCTTCCCAGGATGCTGATGTACCAGCTGACCCGCATGTGTCGGGAGAAGGGGGCAGTCCGCCACGACGACAGGATTGACGCACTTGCCCTTGGGGTTAAACATTTTCAGGATGTCCTTGCTATCTCCGCAAAGGAGGCTCATATCCAGAACAAACGACACGAATGGAACACCATGATTGACGCCTTTTTGGAGCAGCCAACCCTTGCTACCGACATGCTCGTTGCCGGAAAGAGCTTTTCTGACCTCTCCACGGATGATATTCTCTCGGATTCTGGTGTCTATTCCTGGACCTAGAAAGGAGACACCCACCTAAAAAGACACATCAATTAACCCCGGTTTATACCGGTTTCCCAAAAAAGGTGCTTGCTTCTAGGGGGGAAAGAGGGGGGTACCTCTGAGGAAGCCGCGCAAGCGGCGCCCCGAAGACCAAGGAAGACCCCCGATAGGGGGACTGACGCGGAGCAGACCCCACCCCAACCCCCCTTACTGTCCATTGTATTTATAGTTGAACACTATGACTAGACTCAGCAGAACAAGAGTCTCCGGAGCGGAGCGGAGGAGAGTCGCAGTTCTTCGGACACTGAGTCGCAATCATAGTTGAGCTATAATAGCCCCACCGTCCCCCAACAGTAGCAACAGCAGCAATAACAACTATAACAACCATAGTAGTCATAGTAGTGGTAATAGTCACAGTATCCCATAGTAGTATCCATCACTCCTCCAATACATGCCTCAAACAAAGCTCATCTGGATTACACCAGACGCAGAGTCCATCATTACCTATTGTGCTCGGGTATCCAACCCAACGAACCAAGAAGCCAATGCCAACCCAGAACGGTTGATCGACTACTTGGTTAAGCATAAGCACTGGAGTCCCTTTGAGATGGCCAGCGCCTGCTTTGAGGTGAACACGACCCGTGACATCTCGGCACAGATCCTCCGGCATCGGTCGTTCTCGTTTCAGGAGTTCTCGCAGCGGTATGCGGAGGTTCAGCTGCGGCCAGAGCTTCCCGAAATGCGGAGGCAAGACACCAAGAACCGCCAGAACAGCTTTAATGATTTACCTCTTGAGGTGTTGGCTGAGTGCGACAAACTGATCGGTCAGGCTTTTGTGACCAGCTATCGAGCGTACGATCGCCTCCTCGAACTTGGGGTGGCCAAGGAGTGTGCCAGAAAGGTCCTGCCCATGAACAGTCCTACCCGCCTCTATATGTCTGGGACGATCCGATCGTGGATCCATTACCTTTCGGTGCGTACTGGTGTGGAGACGCAGCTGGAGCATCGGCAGATCGCACAAGAGATCAACACTATTCTCATTAACCATCTTCCCTCGTTGACCAATGTCTTTAACTCTTGATCAGGCCAAGCGTGTGGTGGCTGTGGCTCCCATTGATTCGTACTACTACCACGAAGCTCTGCGTGTTCTTCAGGCGGCTGGGTATTATGGCACGCCTGCGCCCAAAGCCGTGGATAAGGCTGAGAGGCCTCTGGAAGGTCCAGGAGCACCCCTCTGACTCCCCGCAGGTGTCGTTGCACCTACGGCTCCTCAGAGGGCCTTTCCTGGGGCTTATACATGCCACCCGTAGATTTTGGTAGAAATTTGTGAAGTCCTTACGCTTGTTGTCGGCCCCGGCTCTCCCCCCCGGTGGGGTGGTCGGCCTGGTGTGTCCAGTTTCCGTGTCCAAACCGGGCCATGGCCAGCCGAGAACCGTTGCGGCGCAGTGGGTTTGGAGCGTTGCGTATCTGCGGAAGGGACAGGTACGCAGTGGGTGGACAGGGGTAACAGGTAACGCGCCTGTGGGCGTGTGCGGGCGCGTACCTGTGCGCGTGTTCTCATGTATTATCAAAAAATCTGTACGATTCTCAATAAGCACTCCTTGTTGAGAATATTAAGATATGCTGAGCAGGGTTGACCGATGGGCATGGTTGTGGTTATGGTGTGTTCATCGGTTGAGGGAAGCAGGAACGCCACCTGCCAAGCCCACACCGCCAGACTCTCACCAGTTATCGGTTGGGAGTTGACAAACCAGGCCCAATGGTCTACCATCAGATCAGTTCAACCAACACCGAACCAATGCTCTACTACATCTGCCACCTTTCTGATGACGGTCAGTGGGTGGGTCTACGCTCAACTCATGATGAAGACTACGCTGAAGATCTCTTGGACTACTATTGCGAAAAGATGTCACATGCTCATGTTGACATTCTGACCGCTGACGAATTCAAGCACTGATCACAAGCCACAACCATAACACCACGGCATCCACCACCATGAAACGGGTCAAACCACGCGCCAACGCTCGCCACATTCTTGGGATGCTCGGGCTAGCCTCGGCAGCCGACATAGCTCAGGGTTCGAGCTGGTATCAACGCGCCTATGACATCGCGGTTAGCTTCATTCACGCTTATGATGGGCTAACACTAGGTCAGGCTATCGGGGTGATAGCAGCACTGAGCCCAAACAACAAGTGG